CATGAGTGCTATACCTATCATAATAAAAGGCATAAAGGGGGCAAGTTTTAACATAAGCTCACTCATTTTTATACTGAGGGCTGTCAAACTTGCACTTAATCTAAAGCTCATTTTTTCAAAGAAACCTAATGAGCCTCCTGCTGCTGTAGCTGCAAGACTCATTTCATATAGCTCTACTTCTATTTGTTGTAATGCAGCTTTAAGTCCTACAGTAGAAGCAGTTGTAGAAATATTTTCTAGTGATACTGCTCGTAATTCGACTTTTGCAAGTCTCATTTGTTCCAAATCCATAAAAGTACCTTTTTGAGGTTGTACTGCTTGAACTTTTCTCTGTCTTATATTATTTCTAGTTTTTTCTTTTGCAATAACATTTTCTAAAGCATCTGCTTCATCATCTAATGCTTTTTTCTGTGCATCAATAATTTCTGAATTTGTAGATTTTCTTGATTTATCAAAAGCTAAACTTTTCTTTCTAAGGGCGGTTATTCTTTCTTCTTTTGTGGTTGCTTTATCTAATTGTTTATTTGCATCTTCTAAAGCTTTTCCGCCTTGTTTATACGCAGGTAATCTAGCACGTGCGGCTTCTGCTGATTTTAGATCACTTCTGGCAGTTTTTAGATTAACTTTTGCCATATCTAAAGCTGCTTTTTTACTTGCTTCTCCTGTTGATTTTAATTCTTCTTGGAAGTTACTAAAGTTATCACTAGCTTCTTGTGCAGATTGTCTTGCATTTTGTCTGAATACTCCCATTGCAGGAATAACTTGACGTAATAAACTAACTGCTATGGCACCAAATGCTCCTACAAGAAGTGCTTTGTTTTGTTGAAAGTACCCTATAATTGGAACGAGCCCTTGGTTTATAAAACTGACTGCACCTTGTGCTAAATCTGCAAAAGTAGCAGCAAGTATAGCAAATGCATCTGGGTCTACATCTTCAAAAGCTTGGAATTTTCTAGTTCCTTGGTCTATTGATTCATTTAAAAAGGCTTGTCGTTTTTGAAATTCTGTTAATTCTGATTGGGCTATGCCTAAAGAATCTGCATATTTTGAGGCAGCTTCGTCTACACGAATAAATAGACCAATTTCATCCAAGAGTTCTGGTTCTACTTTAATTACACCTCGGAATATTCTATCTAAAGAATCCGCTAAATTTCTTCCTAGCGAAACGGATGCGTTTTTAGCAACTTCTCCAAGTTGCACAATTTGATCTGCATTAAATCCTGCACTAAGAGCTAGTGAGGTTGAGCGTAGGGAGTTCGCAAAATCTAAACTAAACCCTGAAGCTTCTTGAAGGTCTCTACCTACTGCTTTTATACTTTTTCCTGAAGCTATTTCAAGTGTTTCGATAGATTTTGTTAATGTATCGACCTGAGCAGATCTAGAAAGTACTCCAAAGGCAGCTGTTAAGGCAAAAACGTTAGCAGCTAATAAGGCGTAAGCTCGTACGAGTCCACCGCCTCCACCACCGTCAATGCTTTGTTGCATTTTTGAGAAATTTTTAGTAGAATTTGAAGATATACCTGCAACACCTTTTTCAGTACGACTATATCTATCTCTACTTTTCTGTAGTTTTTTAGTCGATCTATCTGCTGCATCTGTATTTTTTGTAAGTTTTTCTGCATCTTTACTAACGACTTTTAAGCCTTTAGCTGTTGCAACAACTTCAAAAATTATCTTATTATTTTTAGCCACTCTTTCTCTTTATTCTATCGTACTCAGCTTTTAATTTTTTCTGAGATTTTTCGATTGCTCTACTGTCTAAAAACAGTAATGTTTCAAATACGTATTCTTTTTGGTGATTTTCAATTTTATAGTTTTCTAATAAAAAATTTAAATTGGTATAATCTTTTCCTATATATCCTATTTCGGGATATATTCTATCTCCTAAACTATGATGTATATTTATTATATCTATGAGTATCTCTGGAAAATCTTCCCAGTCTGGAGGACATTTATCCCAATCAGGTTCTTCCCCCATTTGTTCCATCATTTCCAAGTATTGATCTTTGGACATGCCTACATCTTTATTGTCTAAAAATAACTCAAGTTTCTTCTTTAATTTTTCCTTGTTCTGTGCTACGAAAATTTTCTAAATCAAAGACTACCTCATTGAGCCAGTTATCAAACTCTGAAGAATTTTCCACTAATTGTAAAGCGTTTTCTTCTGTATATTCTAACTCTGTTTCTGGGTTTTGACCTTTTAGATCAACAAGTAATAAATCATGTAAGTATTCTAGTTTGAATCCTTTCCAGTTTTTAACTGTTGATTTTGTAAATTCAATAATAAACTTTTCATCGTTAAGTTCATCTTCAAATTGTCGAGTTTTTCTATTAAATTTATTAACTGTGCACTTCTTACGAAGACCTGTTAATTCTTTTCGTGATAGATTTGCAAGTTCTACTTCAAATCCAAGTAATCCTGGGAATTCCACCCAAGTAGTTTTACTATCTACTAGTAATGATTTTAAATCCATGTTGTTATATCTCCTAATATGTTATAACGGTTGATAAATTTGCAGGGTTTCCTATCAAACGATAGTCAAAACTCTGCGTAAATACTTCGCTTTGGGACATTCTCTTAGTAAACATACAATTTGCTAAGTTTGCATCTAAGAATGTACTTCCATTAACGAGAGTTTTAATACGAACAGCTGTGTCTGTATTAAAGCTTTGCACAGTACTAGAGTTGCTATCTGTAATATATTGAACTATACTACCAGATACCACTCTTCTTCCGAGAGTAAACCCAGAAGGGTACATTGCGTTTGAAGCATTTGTAACTGAAAGACTATTATGTAATGTTTCATAAGGTGTCCATTGAATATCATTCTGAACACTTAATGTTGCGGAAATAATGTTAGATACACTAGTTCCTCCAACGGATACATCAATAATGTTTGTGGTGGGAGTTCTTGTCGAACTAGCACTAACCAAAGAACTTGGTAGTGAATAATTTTCATCTCCTACTCTTTCTAACTTACTTGCCTGTCCTTGGACATTTAAAGTTAGTGGTGAACCTTTCGATAGATTGAAGTCGCCATTTGTAATAACACATTCATCTAATTTAAAAGTACTCTCTCCAGTTACAATATAAAGGTCAAAAGTATTAACTCTTGTTTGCCCCTCTGTTGCATCGCTGTCAGTTAAAAGTGCTTTCACGATCGTTTCATCTTTTTCTGTTGTTAAAGAAATTGAGAAACTAAATTCTGCAGGATTTGCTTTTGTTATGCTTGTTCCCTGAAACATTTTTGTTTGATCGTGCAAAGTCTTTACTTCGTATGCATCTTCCGCAAATGTCTGTGAGAACGATACATCGGGAGCCGTTTTTAATAAGTAACGACTCCCTCCGTATACGAGGTGTACATTACTTTCTCTAAGAAAGTTGTACGATGTCATTGTTATACAGTGTAGTCTGTGGCGTACTGAGAGTCTGAATGAGAAGTTAATCCCTTATATTTGACAGTCATTTCGTCGCCTGTTAGTAGGTCTGTTCCGTGAGCTGCGAACTCTACTGAAGTAGAGATCAGATCTCCAGTTTCGATTGTTGGTACAGTCATATGTGCTTTTGGAATATCAAATTCAACAACTGGTACAGCACTTGAAGCGCCTCCCATGAATAAGCTCATATCAAATACGTTAGTAACTAAGTCGGTTGCACCAGCTAAGTCAGTAAGTAATTGGTTAGAACCATTTGATTTTGTATCCAAGTAACATGTTAAGTTACCAGTAATCTGCCTAGATCCTGTAAAAGATCCAATTGGTTTGTCAATAATACCTAGTGTTTCAGGTGTTACATATGTAACATTATTAGCGATAGTAATAGAACCACCAGTAATATTGATGTCATATGTTCTTGCATCTAATCCACCAGCACTTGCACCACCACCTTGAGCGGCTGCAACAAGTGTTAATGTTGACAATTTGTTTCTTAAATAATCAGCATCGTCTGGTCCAGTTGAATCAGCATAGTTATAACCTTCTACATAAGTAGCAGTTGTAACTGAAACGTCTGTTCCACTTGGTTTTGCATGAAGTGTTTTTGAAGGATCTTCGATTGCTGTTGAAACTTGGTCAATTGTTGTTGCGTTTCCAGACCATGTTAACTGAGCAATGCCATCAATTGAGAAGTCAATCTCACACTGATTTACCTGTGCTTCATTCAAACGATAAGTTGTATTTTCTAGAGCAAAGAATATTGAGAGTTTCAATAATTCATGATGTTCTGATCTTTCAAAAGATACATCAGCGTCTGTAGAATCTACAACAACTGATGGAGCAGAAGTTCCAGTTAAAGAACCATCTGTAATATCTTTACCTGATATAGAAGCCCAAAGAATGTTTTCTACCATATCCATGTCGCCACTTTGTCTCCAACTGTTTGTTCCATGCTTGAAAGGTCTTACATATGTTCCGAAAGACCATTCTGCAGGTGGTAAAGAGTCGTTAAATCGTTTTGAACCACGGTTAGGTGCAGCACCAGCTTCGTTAATTGTAACGTCGGTGCTTTCACTTCCTTGTGAAAAACTATATCCGTCTAAAACACCAACTCTGAAAGTGTTGATTTTCTTAGCAGTAGCTGAACCATCATGAGTACCATTACCCTTAAATAGTCCTAAAGCTACTCTTGAGTTGTCAGTTGTTGTTGTACTTGTAACACCATTTACTGTTAGAACAAGTCCATTGTCTCCACTTCCGCTAGAAGCTGTTGAAGTTGCAGTTTCGTTATCTACAAATCCAGAGCCTCGAAAGTTATTCGGAATATAGACTTCAGTAACTGCACCACTACTTACAGCAGCTACGATTACTTTTAGTCCTGTTCCAGATCCACTGGTTGTTCCCATGGTAACTACATCGCCCACAGCATGGTTAGTATTTGTTCCGCCGATTGCATCAACAGTTTGAACTGACCCACCACTTGCGTGTACTCCATTTACAGAGCTGACAAATACTTTCGTATTTCTCGATAAATTTAAAGCCATTTTGCTTTCTCCGTTTTATAATGGAAAGGGTGCGGCTACATTTTTATGTGCCTTACCTGTTTCCTTAATATCGTACTTCTATACTCATTTCACCTATAGCTAAAGGGGCTAATGCTCCTTCATCTGTAGTTATACTTTGTATTACCATATTTGTTGTTGACAAATTTGGCGAAACAGCATCGTCGTACGTTAATACATCATTATCATCTATAACTCTTTCGATATCTTCAAATAATAATGATAATTCTTCTTGAGCATCGTTCTCATTATGAACATATGCTCGTATTGAAATTTGTAAAAATCTCCATTTAAATTCGCCTGGCTGGTACTCTCTAGTTTCTGCACCTGCTACCACGCAAACTTTAGGATATTGTTGTATTTCATCTAAAAATATTAATTTAGATGTTACATTATCGGAAACATTCGTATTATATGGATGGTTTCCGTTTAGTAATTTTATTTTTTCTGTAAGAGCATTAGCAATCTTTTTTCTTGCTGTCCTATATGTGCTTGCCATTATACTCTCCTAGTTATAAATTTAAGTTCTGCTTGTGATATTGCTAAATTTCTTATGCTTTTTCCTATTACTCCTCTTGGGTCATAAGATGTTGGATATCTTCCATCATTCTTACCAGGTTCAAATACTTTGTATGTATCTCCATAGGTATAACTAATATTCATCAATCCTCTTTTATCTGGTACTATTGAAAGTACTTCGGCAGAACCAGCAAATGTTCCAGTTTTATTTTCAAGGCCTGGTCTGCCCATATTTTTCTGTATTTCTGTTGCTAAGTGATTATTTATATAACCCATTAGTCTTCCTACTCTTCTAAAATCTTCTTCTCTATCAGTATGTCTACTTTTTCTAGGAAGTGTTATTCTTCTTGGTTTAAATCTTCTGCCTTTTCGTAAAAGGGGTAATTTTCTTTTAGGTCCTTGTATTGGGCCTTTTCTTGGTGCGTTGTACCGTTTACCTAATGCTCCGTGCATTATTGTTTGTCTTACTGTATCTATTAAAGACGGTGAGGAACCTAACTCAGCATAATCTATAACATCTTTTTGAGTTTTACTCATAGTAGATTCGTTATCTAATTCATTTAAAACAAAAGCTGTTAATGATCCTGTGATTTGTCTTGCAAGTCCACCTTTCATTTTAGAGTTTAATTCTTTATCTTCTAGGTAAAACTCTGTTTTCTTTTCTAATAAATCTTGACTAGTAAAATTTTCAGATTCTGTTGTTAAAGCTTCTAGTTCTGGAACGTCAATCTCTCCGCTTCTTACCATAGCAAGAAAAGCTCCTAATGCCTTTCCATCCCCTTCAAATATTCTTCTAGCCAGGTCTGTTTCTAGTTTGTCGACTGCATTCAGCAATCTGATAATATTTTCAACTATAGTTGTAAGCTTTTTTATTTGCGCCACCTCGTCCGCAGGTAATCCTTTTAAGTCTATTCCTCTAAGAATGTTAAGAGTTACTTCCATTCTTTTTGTAGCAATACCTATTTCATGTCCTAAATCTATTTTTCCTGCTTCATCTTCTGCAAATATTTCTTTTTTAATAATCCTAAGTTGTTTTGCACTTAGGGCACTTTTACTGCCATCTCTATTTAGTTTCATTAGTACAGCTTCTTGAGTGCCATCATTATTATTTTCAACTCCATCAGCAACAACTGTCATATCTGAGTATGCTTTTACTTTATACCCAGAACCATATAACGCTTCAAATACTTCTGGGTTAATATCTATCCAACCCTGTCCTTCTACCATTAATCTGCCTATTCCGTCGTCAATTTCTGATAACAACTTTAAATGAAAATTAAATACTCTATCTAACTCATCTCGAACTTTTTCATTCTTACTTGCTATTGTTTGTAAAGCTTTTTCATATGCCGTTTTAGCAGCTTTACTTTTTACTGCTTTTTGTTTATTAATCGATTTTTGTACTTCTTCTGAAGGTAGTGTTTTTTTCGCCATTATTTATGTATCTTGTAAAAATCTAGTATTCTTTTTATATGGTCTGGAAAACCTATGTTTTCTCTTAGACTTGTAGATACGGAGTTCTGTATAGAAGCTCCTGCTATTGTCATTCTATCTTTTCTTTCGTCTTTCAAATAATATTTTACTAAATCAAAACATGCCAGTTTTAAATCTTCGGGTGTCGAAGCATAACCTGACCTATATGTAACTTTAACTGCAGCTCTTCCTTTTGGAAAAGCTTTATCTGCTGTTGCAGTTGTTCTATAAATAGTATCTCTATCAGTGTCTACTACGTATTCGTACTTACCACTAGAATCTGAGTTACCAGTTATTAAAGTTGTATATGAGTCATCTT